GAATATATAATCTATCTTACTAGAGGTAGTGTCTATACTTACAGGAGATGATTTCACCCCAAAAAAAATGCATACTAGTAGTATAATTAAAACAATAGCATAGGGTCTTGAAAAAAAATTTGAAATTCCAGATAAGATAGAATAGAATACCATTATATATAGGTTATAAATTCTCAAGCGTTGTCTTTTTTCCATGGCAATTTCTACATAGCGCAACCAAATTATCCACATGATTTGAACCACCATCTGCTAAACGCTGTTTATGGTCTACTTCAAACCATGCGTCCAATTGGGTTTGACATGAATTGCATTTCCATCCTTGTTGTGCCGCCACCCACTTTTTTTTGGTCCCACTGACACTACGATTTGTAGTATCTCCTGACGTCATGATACGTTGTTCCTGTGCCATGAATGGAGATAAGATATCCTTAGACTGTTTATCTATAGGTAAGTATCGTATCATTCCATTCAAATGACCCATCATTGATTTTGATTCGTGGGGATTTTTTTTTAAAAAAATGTACAATGAGAATACTACAAAAAGTGTGGTGGCTATTTTAAAATGTTTCTTGTAGTGAATCAGTCGTTTAGAGTATTTTCCGTCGTGCATAATATCCATAATATAGGCTCCTGCACCCAGTAATAAAAGAAGTTCGGTTTTCATTACTGTTTCATTTTATTTTATGGCGTGTAACTATGGTACAATTCATTGTTCCTAGACGTAAGCGTCGAACGCTGAAGAGAAAAGCTACTCCTTATCCAACAAAGAGGCGTTATGGGTATCGTCGTTGACGCAACGATAGATAGGAGCTATGGTGGTATGGGTCAAAGGAACAATTCGCTTGACGAGATACTCTTCTAATGTTTCTTGAAATTGAGAAATAGGGGTTAAATCGCCGTCACTGGGTAAAGAGAGAGAAAGGGGGCGTTGCATCATTTCATAGGCAGCAACTAGACCTACCACTCCTAAAACGGGGGATTGAGTGAACAGATATACTACTAAAAATAAGAGGGTAATCGCAACAGGCACCACTCCTACTTTTTTAAAATGATAGGGTACTTTTACTTTGCGAAGGATAATGACACATAATAATACAAGAACAATCCCATGTAAAAGATTCATACAGTATTCCTTTATTTTTTTAAAATTGATTGGGGTACATGATCATCCATAGGAACATGTATCTTGGAACGAAAGGGTACACGATTCCTAAAGAATGCCTCCATGAAGTTCAACAGCGTGAGCTGAAGAGGACACTTACCTTTTCTACACGACAGGTCTATGGAGAGGGTAAAACAGTGTATGCCTATCGCGAATCTACGACTAAGTATTATGTTCCTAGATTTCACGGAATCTATAAATACGGTGTTGTAGATTCTATGCTCCCATCAGGAAATGATATACGAGTGCCGTTTCATGGAAGTATTCGGGGGGACCAGCAAAAAGCAGTGGATGCATTTATGAAGACCAAATGCGGTCTCCTAGAATTGCCATGCGGTTTTGGAAAAACAATTGTGGCCTTATACCTAATTCATGCCCTTGGTAAAAAAACAATGGTAATTGTTCATAAAGAGTTCTTACTGGAGCAATGGATTGAACGTATTCGGGAGTTTCTCCCTACCGCTACAGTAGGCAGGATTCAAGGGGACGTTGTGGATACCCAACATGACATTGTGATTGGCATGTTACAGTCTATTTCTACCAAACAGTATCCCCCGGAACTATTCCATGAATTTGGATTTACCATCATTGATGAAACGCATCATATTGCAGCAGAAGTATTTAGCTCGGCCCTGTTCAAGTTGGTTACACCTTGTATGTTAGGTCTTTCCGCTACCATGGAACGAAAGGATGGGTTGTCTTCCTTGTTCAAGCTATTTCTAGGCGACATTGTCTATTCTGCTCAGCGTGAAAAAACATCCGTTATGGTGCACAAGGTCCTATATCATGTGGACGACACTGAATTCAATGAAGTTATCAAAAATTTCAAGGGAGAAACCAATTACACTTCTATGATTAAAAAAATAAGCGAATATAATCCTCGCAAAGAGTGTATTCTTACCTTATTGACCAAGGTATTACAACTACCTACGACGGGTCAAGTCATGATTTTATCTCATACCAAATCATTACTTACTTATTTACACGATGCAATTGTCCATCGCGGATTAGGCACTGTAGGCTATTATATAGGAGGATTGAAATCTTCTGTATTAAAGGATACGGAGGACAAGAAAATAGTGCTCGCCACATTCGCCATGGCAGAAGAAGCATTGGATATCAAAACTCTCACTACGTTAGTATTAGCGAGTCCTAAAACAGATGTGGTTCAGGCGGTGGGAAGAATTCTTAGGATAAAACACGAAATGCCACTAATTATTGACATTGTGGATAGTCATTCTACTTTCATCAATCAGTGGAAGAAGAGACGGGCTTACTACCGTAGTCAAGGATATGACATTCTGGAAACGACGTATGAAACATACCCTCTACCAGCTAGAACCAGGTCATCTTGTGTCATACAGTTGGGATAGCGGTTAAATGACATGTGAGCTTCGTCCAATGCGATAAAATTGAAATAAGCATTCATATAGTTATATCTACAATGTCGATTATTGCTATCACTCCTATCATCTATCATCCGGAATACAATGTTGATACTGGAGAATATTATGACGTATGTCCTATTCCATCTAGAAAACAGATGCCAGTCATGTGTTTTTGCACCCGAGATGGAAAATGCTTCTCTACGAAGACTGATTATTCGTATCATATTAAACTTAAAACGCACCGTATCTACATTCAAAATTATACAGAAAGACTTACTGATATTGAAATTGCTAAAGACTATATTAAAAACATTCTTCATAAAAATAGGCGTCTTGAATATGAAGTGTCTAGACTTACTCATAAACTAAAACTTCTTGAAGCTCCGACCACTACATTCCTTGTTGAATTAGATTAATTTCACGATACGTCTTCACAATTTTATAAAATGTCGGCATACTATAATGGTTACATTTGTCGTAGAACGAAGTTATGATATTTTAGTCCCGATACAACCGGTTCGGTATAAACACCATAAAAATGTGTCCCTCCGCCAAACACGTCGCCGAAAATCAAACAGTTGGAATAAACTCCCAGTTTAATTCATTACAAATGTTTTTCCATATTTCATCCTGTTCTATTCTTTTTTCACGGTCTTTTAACATTGGAAAATAAGGCAAAAACTCGTCCTCTTCAATTAATTCGCACAATTTATAAATAGTATAATAGTAATTTAAAAAATTGACTCGGTCGTCGGGACAAAATTTAGCATAAGGGCGTTGAACTTCCATGAAAAGACTACACAGCTTTGTTTCAAGTTCTGGACTCATAATAGGAGGCCTGATTCCCAATTTATCTTTAATAAAGGGAATATGTTCGTAGTATTTATTATACCCGAATTTCTTCAAAATTTCCTTTGTCTTTTTATTTGTTATACAGTCTAATTGTATTCTCTCTTTTTTAATTTGCATCTGAATATTATCCATGATATCCGATGGAATTTGAGTCGTTTCTTTTGCTTGAAACTGGGCTAATATTTCTCTAAAGTGGTTAATTCTTTTATAGGCGTAAAAACAGATTTCTTTAGGAGGTTCTTTATAGGATGGTTTTTCATTATCAACGAGTAAGTTATACTGGCATGCGCATCTAGGGTTATTACATATCAGCATTCCTTCATAGTCTACATGTATTAATTCACCTTTTTCACAGGTAGAACACACCGAGATGCTAGTGGTATGTTCTATAGAACTACTTTCTATGTTTTTCAGGTAATTGGTAGCATGACTATTCATATTTTTGATGGTATAGTTAGACTTGTCAATGTTGAAAAAACTATTCAGGAGTAATTTGCTGGATTTACATTCTGATATCTTTTTCTTTTCTTCAAAATAAGAAAAAATGTGTCCGCTGTTATCAAGATAATAGGATAACTCTTCATCCTTTATCTTTTTGATTTTAGAAGAAATCTTGGATATTTTAATGGGGTCGGTCTCCTTCTCCATTTCGGCCACTAATTTAGGAATAATACTGGCCTCTTTCTCAAATTTTTCTACAAACTCTCTATGTTTTGTGTCTACCATATGAATCGCTCCCACTTTTTTAGGATTAGATTTAAACGGCATTTATAGAATTAAGACAAAAGGTTTTAAATTAAAAAGTAGTATAATATTTCTTAATGTAACCTATGTCAATTCGTAGTCGAATTATTATGAATGCAATTGAAGATGGATGGTCCGTGTCAAAACATAATAATACGTACAAGTTTAGAAAGTTACATCATAATCTTAAGGAGTTTTTAGACCCATTGTACCTATCCTATTTTATTCAAAAATATTGTTAGTTCTATCATTTTTTTTTCTATAGCAATAGTATAATATGGGTGGTGGATTAATGCAATTAGTAGCTTATGGCGCACAAGACGTCTATCTTACGGGTAACCCGCAGATTACATACTGGAAAGTCACCTATCGGCGGTATACCAACTTTGCATTAGAGTCCATTGAACAGACCTTCAATGGCCAGGCTGATTTCGGGCGTCGTGTTACCTGCACAATTTCAAGAAATGGTGACCTTGCTTACACAACTATGCTTCAAGTGACCCTTCCTCAGATTGGACAGGAACTTCATAATACGAGTGGTGCGACGGGCGTCTACGCTCGGTGGCTTGACTTCCCAGGTGAGCAACTTATTTCCCAGGTAGAGGTAGAAATTGGTGGTCAGCGTATTGACCGCCATTACGGCGACTGGATGCACATCTGGAACCAGCTTACGATGGCGGCCGGTCAAGAGAAGGGATATTACTCAATGGTTGGTAATACCACCCAGTTAACTTACCTGACGGATCCATCCTTCTCCAACGTGGATGGACCCTGTCAGTCGGATGCTCCCCGACAGATTTGTGCCCCGCGTAATGCCCTTCCGGAAACCACCCTCTATGTCCCTCTCCAGTTCTGGTTCTGCAAGAACCCTGGTCTTGCTCTTCCTCTTATCGCCCTTCAGTACCACGAGGTCCGTATTAACATTGACCTTCGCCCTATTGATGAATGCTTGTGGGCGGTAAGCTCTCTCAGCGCCAGCAGTGGATCGGTCAAGGTATCCCAGGCCTACAACCAGTCTCTAGTTGCCGCCTCCCTTTTCGTAGACTATGTATTCCTGGACACGGATGAACGCCGTAGAATGGCTCAGAATCCACACGAGTACTTAATTGAACAATTACAGTTCACAGGTGATGAATCAGTGGGGTCCTCCTCCAACAAGATTAAGCTTAACTTCAACCACCCCGTCAAAGAACTCATTTGGGTGGTTCAGCGAGATTCCAACGTGGACTACTGTGGCTCACTGGATGCCTCCCAGACGTTATGCAAGGTTCTTGGCGCCCAGCCATTCAACTACACGGATTCCATTGATGCCCTGCCCAACGCGATTCATGCCTTTGGCGGACCCAACTCTATTGCAGGCCCAGACGGTGCTTCGGGTAGCAACAACTATGACTTCATTGATACCAATGGGTTGTTCCAGTCTGCAGGAGCGATGGATGCGAGTGATCCGTCGGGTAACCTGTTCTGGTCGTCTCCTCCAGGCGTGTCCGGTTACACCCTTCCTAACTTTACTCCCACTGCCGGCTCTATGTATGAATCGTATGTATCGGATGCGGGAACGTTCGTCTTGTCGGAGACGGCCCTGAAGCTTCACTGCTGGGGCGAGAATCCAGTGGTTACTGCCAAACTCCAGCTTAACGGTCAGGACCGGTTCTCAGAGCGTGAAGGAACCTACTTTGACCTGGTTCAACCCTTCATGGCTCATACCCGAACTCCTGACACGGGTATTAACGTTTACTCCTTTGCTCTCCGGCCTGAAGAACATCAGCCTTCAGGTACATGCAACTTCTCGCGCATTGATAACGCCACTCTTCAGTTAGTGCTCTCCAACGCCACAGTGGAAGGTACCTCCACAGCAAAGGTTCGTGTGTATGCTACCAACTACAACGTTCTTAGAATCATGTCGGGTATGGGCGGTCTGGCTTACTCCAACTAAACACGTATTATAACGTTAATTCAATATAAATCCATGTAGGAGTACACTACATGGATAAATTCGTAGATTCACTGGAGGGTCTTACCCTTCATCCCAAAATTGCTGAATTGTCCTTTCCGCCACTTCACCAATTTCAA